TTTGGCTCTTTTTAATGTATTTGCACCTGTCGATGTATTTAAAAATCTTGCTAAAGTTAAAGAATCATTTTCAGAATCTTGAACATCAAGTTTATAATCGCCATCACAATTTATCCCTACATTACCTGAAGAGTCTATGCGCATCTTTTCAGAGCCTTCAGTACCAAAAAGTAACGAACCTGTTAGTCTGTGATTAAATATAGTTGCTTGGTTTGCTAAAGTAGAATGTCCACTACCATACGCTCCAATTCTTAAATCAGCACCCGAAGATAAAACATCTATAAAAGAAGCAGCAGAAGAACCTGTGCTTGTATTTCTAAAATAGTGATATACTTGACTATCCGAATTAGAATCAACTTGTAATTTAGCATCTGAAAAAGGACTCGAAGTGCCAATACCCACTCTATTATTAGCAGCATCTACATATAGTGTATTAGTATCTACTGCAAGGTTTCCTGAAACTGCAAGACTCGATAAAGTACCTACACTTGTGATATTAGGTTGAGCAGCAGTAGCAAGAGTAGCATTTAAACTACCTGTTACTGTTACCCCATTGCCTGAACGACCTACTGATAACGCTAAGGCATTACCTGAGCCATCTTCTAACGCCTGTACTCCACTAACGGGTACTGCATTATCACTTGATGTTTTAATGAGTCCATCATAGGTACTCGAAATTGTTTGATTTGCTAAACTTGCCATAATCTATTTTAATTCTTTATATGTGTTTAATTCTTGATTCCAATCACTCGCCTGAAAACTCCACAGTTCTTGACTTGACTCAAAATCATATATGTTACCCCATCCTGTAGATGTTACTTCAATACCCCACCAAGTCTGCTCATAGATCTCTCCGTACATAACTTATTTATATAACGATTTATCTTTCTCCTTTTTGTTTAAAAATGTTTTTAATTTCTCAACATCTTCAGGTTTTGGCTTATATCCCTGTGTAAGATCCTTTATAGTACCCATCCGTTAAAAATAGCATTAGTATCAGGATTAATATCATCGTTAGTATTACTGTTATACTCAGGGAACAGAGTCTGATTAAAACTCATGTAGTCTATAAATCTTCTTGTGTAATATTCAGCTATATCTCTTTCCTTCTCTATAAGAAAATCTATCTCTGCTTTTGATGCAGACTCAGCATTTTCAGACACATGTTTATAAACACCGCCATTCTTAATACTGTATGCTGCAAATGGCAAATAATCTACCATAGCCCAATGTATTAGCATAGGTTGAATAAAATCATTGAGTAGGCTTAGGTAATTACCCTCTAACTCATTATTACTAATGTCTGTTGCAATCTTATTGTAAAGATCTGTCCCTAAATAGTTTCTAACATGAATCTCCTGAGCAATTTTGATATATGGAATAAACTTATCTGTATCTACATTTCCATCCAATATACTGTTTCGTACTAAATCTTCTCTCTTAATGAATAATACTGTAGCCATCTTATCTTGGGTTTAAAAATCCTCTATTAGGCATATCTACAGGTCGCTTTGCCACCTTTGGATCGTTCTTCTCAGGACTTAATCCCTCTGCCTTTGCTTTATTTACACTTACCTCTGCATTTGGGTTACCTACATCAGGTCTTCCTCTCTTAGACATATAGGTCTTTCTCATCCAATAGTGATGGCAATCTCCTCCTCCTTTATACAACCATATATCATAGGTAGCTGCTCCATTAGGTCCCCAACCTGCATTTACAGGCTGACTGCCCATCTTGAGAATGTCCTCTTTTCTGTAGATCTTCTTAGCATTAACCATCTTCTTACAGAACTCTCTTGAGTTTTCTGAAGTCTTTAGTGGTGCATATTGGTATCTTACCTTGAACTGAACATTATCTACAGAATCATCTTGATCGCTCTTAGCATTAGGTATTGCTCTACCTGTTGAGGCTAACCCTACCATCTTGTCTAATAACTCTTCTTGCTCATAGTCCACAGGTCTTTCATCTACTAACTCCCACTCATCTAAATCCTCATCTTCTCCAAACTCACCTAAAGCATCAAAGATCTGATCCAATTCCTCATCTGTAAGTTTAGGATCTTTCTTAGACATTTTTACCCTCGTTTCTTCCTCACGAGTCATCTTTACTCCTGTTTCTTCTTCTCTTGTTTCCTCATCTACAATGTTGCCTCCTAAATCTGTAAACTCTAAAGGTTGAAGTGTTTTAAAGTAGATATTAAGGGCTATATTGTTATAAGCTAACACTTGATCTATAGCATCAATCAAAAGTCTCTGAAACGGTCTAATAACTGTATTATCCATAAGAATAGAAGCAGTCTTTAACTCATCCGCATTGTTACCTAATCCTGTAGAATCTTTGATCCCTAATAACATAGGTGATACTACCCTGTGAGCAACCATTATCTTCTTCATAGACTCATCACTTAGGAACTGATACTGCATGTGTGCATCCGATAACTGAACAGGCTCAATAGAAGCTGCTGAATTACTATCATCGTTAAACGCAAGAATAAACTTACCTGCATTGCTTGATCCTGAGAACTTCTGCTGTATTCTATGTTCTATTAATCTTCTTTCCTCCTCATTTGGCACTCCATTGTTGAAGTTAATAAGCATGCTCGGTGCTAAACCATTCATGATATTATTCAAATGATAGTTAGAGATCTCTTCCTCTAATTCAGCGTATTGTAGTCCACCCTGATAGTCCACAGGGCTATAATAATAGAATCCTGCTCTATAAGGTTTTACACATAATATTTCAATAGCATCTTTAGAGCTACCAAATGCAGGAATACGCATAGGTTTTTCTGAAGGCTTAATCTTTGACCAATCACTATGATAGTAATACCCCATAACATCTCCTTCCTCATTAGCTTTCTCTGCTCTTAGAGTTTCTATAGGAAAATGCTCTACTCTTGCAATCTTAGATCTGTCCTTTGAGTAAATAACCTGAATAGCACACCCACCCATAAGTTTAAGATCATAAACTAATTTTCTCACGCAATCTTTGTGAAATAGTCTAATCATCTCTGCATATTGGTCAGGTTTCTTACTGCTGTCAGAAGCATCTAAGCCCTGTCCATAGATCATCTCTGAAATACCATTAATGATCGCATTATTAGTTGGTGATCCGTTATATCTGTCTATAAGGTATTGATAGTAGTTGTTGTCCTCACCATAGGCTACCCACTCCTTGTTCTTTACTTCAATAATCTCAGGAGAGGTGTAGTTGCTTAAACTCACTACTCTTAAATCATTATTAGACTTCTGAGTTCTTGGGATATTCTTTAAATTCGGTCTTTTACTCATCTTAAATAACTATATATCCATTATCATAAGTACTATCTTCTGTGTACTGATTTTTGTTTACAGAATAAGTGCTAATAGTTTGGTCTGTACAAAATACTTTATCCTTGTATATTACATCTAATACATCTAATATAGTCAAATCATAGTATCTATTCTCCTGTAAACTAAAAGCCTGAGTTATAGTCATCTTACCTTTTTCATAAGTAGGAGTAATGCTATAAGTTGTCTCTGTACCTGTAGAGTCATCTCTTAGTTTTAGAGTAACTGAAGCAGGATAACTTCTTGGTATAACCTTGAAAGTCTGATCCCCTGTGCTTGTACTAAGTATCTTCATATCAATATAACGCATAATTCTACTCGTTTTGCATAAGGACAAAAAAAAACCCTCCTATTTGGAGGGCTTCTGTGTTTGATCTGTGAATCTTAGTTAAAGTACATCTTTTCTATATCTGATCCTGAGTATTGAAACTTCTCAATCAAAGCATCTGCAATCTTGTCCATCTCTATACTTGCATCTACACATCCTTGAGTATTATTTGCAAGATAAGCGTTTTCATGATAGTCCCAATGTTTGTGCCATGCAGTTAGTAATTCAGTTTCTGACAATTCGTAGTAATTAATAGTTTCCATATTTTTAGCTTTTTTAATCATACTTAAAGATATGAAAAAATTTTAATAACACAAAATCTGAGCATAAAAAAAGGAGGTTTTTTATACCTCCCTTTCTTATTATTTACGCTACATATTAAGCGTTAGGATCAATAGGTGCAGTTGCATCATCAGTTGGTGCATCACAGAAGAAAGGCGGTGCAGTCTCCTGAGCAGTCAATACTAAGGTAAATCCACTAAGGTCTCCCATAGCGGCACCTGTAACAATCGTACCACCTGTAACCTCAGCACCATGATCTTTACCAATCAAGAAGTAGTTTCCGTTATAATCTTCTACTACTATATGAGGTCTCCCATGTGCTAAAAGTTTGATTTGCTCTTGTGTAGCTACATCCAAAAATTGGAAGGTAGCGTTTAGAGTCGTTTCGTAATATGTTGTACCATTCTCTCTTGATGATACAATAGATGTTTCTAAGGAACTGTTACCCTTTACCTCATACTTGTAAAAAGAAGCGGTTTGATCTAAGGTAATGGCTCCTGCAACAGGAGATAGTGCAGCCGTATCAGCATCGTACGGGCCAAAGAAAATATTTTTGATCCCTCCAACACCTGTTTTACAAGCTAAACTTCTACCATTGCTTACTACAGTACATGCCATGTTTTTATAGGTATTAAAAAAGGGCAGGCAGGCTCTTTAGGCTTACCTACCCTCTTATAGTTAGTTATTCAGTTTCTTAAGCAAGGCTCAATAAAGCAAGGTCAGAACCAATACCATATTGTACACCTGCAGTAAATCGCATAATTACTCGTACATTTTGTGATCCATCAAGGTCAGCCATGTCAAGTACTTTAACTTCGTTGTGGTCAGCTAAAAGTCCTGTACCAAAGAATAGGTTAGACTTCTCACCTGCTACAATGTGATCAGATGGCATTCCCGGTGCCAACTCAACCTTGATTCCGTCAAAGCTAAGTGCATTACCTTGATTGTACCATAAAGATCCTCTGTTATCAACACCCGCAGCACCAAGACCTGAAGCACCAAATCCGCCTAATGCACGAATGTATGCTTGGTAAGCAGCACGAGGTACAAAGATCGAAAGATCTTCTTTTCCATAAACTGCTGAAGGTAGTGCATCAACAACATTCTCTAAAAGAGAAACAATGTTAGAAGATGAGAAAGCAGTCTGAGAATCGTTAGCTGCATCGTTTACATCAGCATCAGCAGACATAAGTACAGTAAGTCCATCAAACTCACCTGCATTAGCGTTTACTCCTCCCCAAATGTTTTGCTCTGTTTTCTCAGCTACAAGACCTGCAACATGATTAATTAAGAAGTCAGAAAATAAAGGAGGCATATCCTTGTGAGCAGAAGGTCCCACAGCTTTAGCTTCCCAATCTGAGATAAAATCTTTTTTACACAGCTCGATGTTCACTTGGAACTCTTCAGGCTGTAAGATTCTCTCAGTTAATGTGATTGCTCCTGTATCAGAAAAATCACATGATCCATCTTTAATGATGTTCGAGTCAGTAGAGGCTTTCTTGATAACCTGCTTGTAAGCGATGTTTGGCTTTACAGAGATAAGGTTTTTAGCAAGTGTGTCTCCACTCAAAAGAGCTGCAGCGATATATTCACCTGCAAACTCTCCTGCATAAGTAGTAGTAATTGAAGTAGTAGTTGCCATTGTTTAATGTTTACTTTTTAATGTTTGAAATTCGTTGTAATACTCGATCTTTAGTAGTCATTGGTCTATTAGACTCAAATTGTACTTGTTTTTCTTGTTTAGCCTCAGGTGAGTGCTTTAAAGGTTGAGCAGCAGGTTGTGAAAGTTCTTCTTTTAACTCATCAACCTCTTCTTGTGCCTCAGCCTTTAACTCAGCCTCAGCTTGTAAAGCAGCCTTGATCTCCTCAAGCATTGCTCTTAATTCAGAAACTTCCTCTTTAGAAGCGAACTCAACTTGTTCTACTTCCTCAGACATTTCTTCTTCGATCACTTCTTCTTCTTTAGGTTCTTCCTCTGAAGCCTCTTTGATCTCTTTGATGATACCTTCATTCTCTACGACCATAACTTTACCATCTTCCATAGTGTATTCTCCCGCAGGTACAGGGATCTTCTCATCCTCTGATACGATGAATACCTCCATTTCAGGTTCGAAAGCCTCAGCCTCAAGAATAGTACCGTTCTCTAAGGGCATTTGTTCTAACTTGATATCAGAAGCCTGTACTTCTTCTACCTCGCTTAGTTCAATCCCAAGAACATTCTTAATCTGTTTAAGCATTTCTGTTGGATTTTTCATATTTATATAACGATTAGTGATTTTTATTTTGCATTTTCATATCAATTTTCTGCTTGACAATCTACACAGTTGTCATAAGCTGCTGATACGCTATTCACATGAATACCCTCTGAATGTCTTGCCTCTACAACAGTATAACAAGCATTGTGGTTATTCTCAAGTTCAAAGTAATAAGTCTTACCAACCTCTAAAGGGGTGTCGTGTACATGGACATTATGGTGATGTTGATTTGTACAATTCTCAATCCTGTACCCATACCATACAGTCTGTAAAGACTCTCCATGAATACTACCTATACCCTGTGCCCATAGTGATCCATCGCAACACTTTCTGCTATAGGTATTACTATCCTTACATAGACAGGCTCTTTGTCCTCCTTTAGGACTTGTTCTACTTAGTGTCTTGTACTTCTTTCTCATTTTATCGGTACGCAGTTAGGGACTTTCTTACCATTCTCTGTTTTCCATCCTATCATCTCATAGCCATCCCAACAAGGCTCCTTAAGTTGTTCCTCCTCTAATTTCTTGAGTTTGCTGATAGCCCAATTAACTCCTGCATCTCCACCCCATGCATCCCACATAAGACCACCGCATCCCTCTGAGTAAGGAATATCTTTGTGTTGTTGGTGTCGCTTAAACGATGCCATTCTCGCTATAGTGCTTTTACTAATCTTCTCTCTATTGGCTAATTGATTTGCACGATTCTTCCCTGTAGCCTCTCCGCAATCACCCCATCCATGCTTCTGTACCCATTCTAAGGCTCTTTTAGCGTTATTTACCGCACCTTCAGGGTAGTCGTTGTATGTTTCTAACTCGTACTCCTCAAAAAGTTCTTTAAGATCCTCTATTACAATCATGTCATCAATCTCCTGCTGAGACATTCCTATAGAGTCCTGAGGTCTTTCTGCTTTGTCTGCAAAATATCCCTCGATACTAAACCCTTTAACCTTGCCTGTCTTTACATAGTTTTCCCATACATCATCGTTAGTAACCTTAACTGCACCCATCCATGTACCCTTAGGCATCTCCATATTGTATAGGTTGCTCTTGTCCATCTTAGGATCTTCTACAATCCATGATTCAACAAGACTAAGCCCTTGTAGTTCTCTCTCGTGTTCTAAGGTGCTGTTATTCTGCTTAGACTCCATTAGGTATTTCTGAGAAGCCTTAGCTACTGTTTCTCTTGAGAAGTAAATGTAGTATTCGTCATCCTCACCATTCCTCCTGTAAATTGGCTTATTAGGAATTAATAACGCACCCATAAGAATACGCTTTTCCTTATTAATCTCTGCAAGTTGTACCTCTTGCGTTTTAAGTGCTACAAAGTCCTCTTCAATAGCAGGATTCTCAACAACAGAAATAGCCTCAATACCTGAGTACTCCTGTGTTTCATCTAAAATAAGTTCTACAATTCTCATATCTATATAACGAGTTAATTAGTCAATTTTGTATTTATATTGATGCCTCTTTTACTGCATTACGCTCAAGGCTTTGTGCTGTAGTAACTTCTCCTGAAACAACATAGGCTTTTATAGGCTTATCATTTTGAGCATTAATAACATTTGCTAATTGATTAACACCTGAGGCACCGACTACATTAAAACTTGGAGGGTTAGGTCTTGATACTGCTGTAGGGCTTGATACTCCTGCTTCTGCTGCAAAAGGTGGAGGGGTAGGAGTTTGTGTTGATACAATGTTTCTGACATTTGCAAGTCCACCTGCTATGATCCCTGCTGCTGCAACTCCTCCAAATATACCTCCTTGTGCAAGTGCTTTATTTGCTCCTGCATAAGTATCTATAATCGCTTGACTAATAGCAATAGCTTTTCCAAATCCTGATGATTCACCAACAAGTTTAGCTACACCACTAAGACCTGTCATAACAGAATCCATCTTTGCTTGTGCTACATCTTGATCTATCTTCTTTTGTGCTTGACCATTAGCTGCTAAGAAGTCCTGTAGTTCATTTTCTGCATCTTGTCTTGCCTGTGTACCCTCTGCATATAAAGCAATCTTATCTTTTAATCTTTGAGTTTCTAATAGCTTCTCCTCCTGTAAAATAGCTTTCATAGCCTCTAATCGTGCTACATCGCTTTGTATCAATTCCGCATCAGCCTTCTTACCCTCTATTAGCCTTGCGTTCTCTGCCTCTATCTCAGACTGAGTAAGGTCTATCTTCTCTCTTGCTAAACCTAAGTCGTTGATCTTTTGTTCTGATCTAAATCCTTCAATCTGTGCTAATACAGCCTCTTTCTCTTGAGTTGCCTGTAAAAGGGCTATATAGTTCTCTTGAGTTTTGTTAGCATCAAAGGCTGCTTGTGCTGCTTTGATCTGAGTATCTACTGCTGCCAACATAGCTGCCTCCTGTTCATCTAAGACTGCCTTTAATTCGTTGTTAGCCTTAATACGATCATCAATAGAGTTACGCTCTTCATCTCTTACTTGTCGTAGTTTCTCTGCTTGTCTGTCGTACTTTTCAATAAGACCTTGT